TCGTCTCATTTCGTCCAACCACCTTGTCCATTTGATGCCCAAAGTTCACCATTATTCTTTTTCTTCTTACCTTTTTTACCTTTACGTTTACGTGCTTTTTCTGCTTTTGCGCTATAAGCGTCAGGTGTCCAGATGCCGTCTTGCTTAAATCGTAGCTCGGTTTGCGTACCACCTTGACGACTTAACATAAACCGCCGCCCCATTAAAAAGAATATTGCATCAATATCATATTCTTCACAGATAACATGCACCCGCTGACCTGGTTGCCACAATGTGCCATCTTGCATTTTATGGTCAGGTACAATAATCGTTAATGTAAACCCTTCAAGTATACTGTCGGCGATATATTTCTTTGCCCATTTTTGCAGCGATTCAAGGTTATCAACATCAGATACCACTACGGTTTTAGGTTTATAGGTAGTCATCTCTGAATCTTTATAAACCCATTTCAGATCGTTTTTGTTATCTTGTCCTTGTTTGCCGTGACTTTGAGCTAAAAAGGTTATCTCACTAAACCGATTTGATACATCAAAGCTTAAATCAGCCTGCTCAAAGTTATTTTGACTACCGTCTTTCATACAGCATAGCGTCGCAACAGGTGGTGTGCTGTAATCCGCACCGCCTACAATCAGCACGCCATTTGGTTCAAACCACAAGTGCAAACCGGCAGAATTAGCACAACGCATGGCAGCATTCCACGCAGTTTCGCCAATATCAATATCGACCTTATCTAACAATGGATTGTTTTCTGCTTTAAGTTGCACCTGTTTAATCCCTAACGGTTCTACAATCTTTTTTACTGCATCTAACACCGTTAACCCCTTCACGTTCGTAATGGGTGCAGAGCAGTCAACAAGTACACTGGCTTTATCTCTACCATTTAGTCGATAGGTTCGATTTGTTTTACTGATACCATGCTGCACGGTATCCACAATACCGGTCATGACTAACGTATCATTAATACGTACTTTCACTTCTGCCCCAGAGTAGTCCGGCAATACAGTACTGTCTGACGGCACACCAATATCAAAAGCAAAAGCATCTGCAGGGATTAAAAAATCACTGTCTATGTCATAACTTTTCCAATTATTATGGGACTTACCGTCAATCTCAACGACAACATCATTTTCGTAAGGATAATTATCTGACATAGCTATTTAACACCTCACCTTGTTCAATATAATTTGGATAACGTATCTGTGGATTTAAACGCAATAACTCATCCGCACGTTTATAATCACCATAAAAAGCATGAGCGATTTGTTGTACTGTCCCGCTCATGGGGGCTACTCGAATAGTTAAAGGTGGTTTGCGGTTAATCGCATTAATCGCAAGTTGAGTGAACTGATGAGCGTGTTGTTTAAGTTGTTCCATGGTGTGGTGTGCGGTGGTGTAAAGTCCAGTATTAGGCTTACCTGCACTTTTTACGGGCTGTTGTTCTTCTGCAATCTGTTGGCGTAGCAATGCCAAATTCTCTAAAATTTCCGACCGCACTTTTGTGGTAATGTAGTCCACATCTTGCGGCAACAAAGCGTCATCTTCAATTAATTCTGTCGCAGATTTAAGCAACACACCCGCACTAACTAACCGCATAAACAATGACACCGCATGCATATCGGCATTTGATAATGCTGATGGTAACGATTTTATAACAGCCTGTTGGCTGGCTGATTTAATATTTTTACCTGTTACCAAATCAGAGGGGATCTGTTTAATTTGTTTTAAGGTACGCAACATTTCATCAAACTTAGCACGAGTGATTAAATCTCGTCGATTGATAATCTGTGAGAGTCCCGTTTCCAACATAGCCGCTAAATGACGAGCCGAATTTAAGCTTTTCACTTTAAAATCTGTAGAGGACACAGTATTAGAGATAGGATATTTATTCTTATCTAAATCAAACAAACTTCTAACTTGCTCAAAACAACCAAATAATGCACCGAAACTGCCCAATAAACGCGACTTAATATTGGCAGCAAATGACACAACCTCCATAAACTCACCATACAATGCCAACACATCATCAACAAAATCTTCAAGTTGCGTAAGTAGTGCATCAAGACGAGCAAGAAATGCACTTTCAAACACAAAAATCAGCTCTGCAGGGGTGCTTTCGGTAAAGGTTAAATCAATGGCTACATAGTCAATCATGTCCGCTTCATGATGGAACAATGCCGACGTACAAATCATATTTTGCAATCGTCCGCGAATAGGGTGGACTAATACATCCGCCCCTTGTTTTCCCAGCACACTTAAGAATTTTTTGAAATTAGTATAATAACCTTCACCATAAAACACGGCTTGCAAACGTACGGTCAACGGATTTAATCCTAAATCTTCTACATCCGCACCGTTCACAAAAGGATAGGCGTGTTCGATTGTAGCGCGAGTGATCTCATCGTCAACCGACATCACTTCAAATCGCACACCACGATAGCTAGCACGTTGTAATGGCGCCGTCCAACCTTTCATCTATTACCCCCGTTTTAAATTTTGATATTGATACTGAGACGTTTGTTCAGCCACAATCCGCCCATCTAAATCCACTTTAATTTCATTTTTAATGGTGAAATTCTGACTTTCCACCGCGGTTTTCAAGCCGTCGCTGATTGTTTTACCAAACTGCTGAAAGTCTGCTTGATAATTTGCTAAACCCGATAAATTACCGAGCGTTTGACTCAGTGTTGAGTTGGTATCGTTGGCAGCAATGGATAACCCAGAATAGCCTTGTCCACGATTATTCATGTTGGCAATTTTTGCAGCACTTTGTGATGTTCTTGCATCATATTCGGCTTGTGTAAGCGTGCCACGTGCTAAACGCTCCTTCGCGACCTCATCTTTACGTGCGATTTCAGCCACTTCACCCGCACGGCCTGCCATTCCCCATACAGAATTTTTGTTATAAGCAAACCCTTGAGGTGCATAATGGCTTGTTGTTGATTTATTGCCACCGTAAGCCTTCGCGTAGAATTGGTTTTCAAGTTGTTTTTCTTGTGGTGTTTTGGCTTCGGCTTTTTCTTCGGCAATAGCCTCGGCAGTTGTGCGATGATCAGCCGCAAGCATTAAACCAGTAAATGCTAAACTACTCAGTGATAACAAGCCTTTTCCGCCTTTCATCCCTTTAGAGATTTTACCTTTTCGACCTAAACCACTTGCCGCATCTGCAATATCGCCTCCTAATCCGAAGCTAGCACGCTTACCGCCTAACAACGCCAAAGCACCACTTGCCGCAACAGCCGCTGCACTTAAAGCCGTAATAACAGTGCCTGCTCGTACAACGGTATTTGTGAGGTCTGGATAAGCCTTTGCATATTCCGTTAATTTGACGGCTGCATCGCCAAGGGCATCATTAAAACCCTTAACCCCCTCCATTTGGGCAAATTCAAAGCTATTTTTGGCGTTTTCCAATTTGGCACTATTGGTGTCTTGTATCACGGCATGTGATTTATCGACAGCGCCTTCTGCGTTACCGACTTCTGCCTTCACTTCTTTCCCTAGTTGCACATTATTTCGGATACCAAGTAACGCCATCAAGGCTTGACGATCTGATATCACTTGCCCAATCGCTGTACCTTCAACCAAATCAGCCATCTGATTTAAAAGAGTTTGCTGTTCTTCTTTTTTCGCAGTTTTGAGTTTTTCCTTTAACGATTTATAACGGTCATCTTCGCCAACTACCATATCCATAATAGAGCTAAAGGCCTCAATGGAGTTTTTCCCTTGTTTTTTCTCATTTTCCATGGATTTAATAAAATCAATACCATGGGTTTTACCATCTTTGCCTTTAATTTCTAACTTTCTAAAACGATCAGCCGTTTCTTTTGAGGTAATTTTTGCCAGTAAGTTTACAAGGTTGTTACCCGCTTCATCGCTAGTCCCTGCTGTAACACGTGCTTGTTGGTTTGCAACTAATAATGCTTCAAAACCATTCATACCTGATAACCCTGCAGATTTAGCAGCGGCCATTTGTTGTGGCAACCAACGAGCCATATCTGACAATTCAAAATTACCAGCTTGTCCTGCCGCCACAGCTTTATCTAATACCGCGCCAATTTGATCTTCGCTAATACCAAATTGTTGCATAGCAGATATGGCGATTGCGGATAAATCTTCAGTACTCGCACCAGTGGCAACAGCACCTTTCTGCAAAGTTGGCAATAATTTCATTGCAGTTTCGGCTTTCACCGTACCAGACGCCAATAATTTATCCAGTGCCGCTAACGCATCCTCTTTCGTCCCGCCACCATTTTCTACCGCACTTTTTACTGCTTCATGTAATTCTTTCTTGCCGGCAATTCGCCCAGCCACGTCTCGGTCGGAGAAGGCGGTGTTGGAAACCATCGCCAATCGGCGGTCATAATCCATTTGTTTTTTCATGGGTTGAGCCATTACCATCGCTCCTGCGGCCATACCAGCTCCAACGCTTGCCATTGCAGTGCCTACATTACCTAAGCGTTGTCCCCAAGACGTTTTCCCCATTTCGGCATTAAGACCCGCGATTTTTGACCGTGTCGCATCAGCCGCGCGAGCTAACTCTCGGCTGGTTGCAGTACCACTACGTTTCAAACGGTTATAAGCCGCAATAGTGTGATTGATTTCTTGCTGGATCTTATGCTCACTTCGCACGCCTAATGTTTCGCGGGCGCTTGCCATGGCTCGTGTGCTTTGTGTAATTTGGGATTGCGCCTGACGGAATACTCGGCTTGCCTGATCGCGTGCCTTGAGTGTCATGGCTAAATTTAACTCTGCCATTTTTAAACCCTTTTTAAACTTCTTTAAAATCTACAAAAAAAGGGGCTTACGCCCCTTTATTTTTACGACGCATAAGGTTGTAATGCACCGTATCGCCATCTTCAGCCTGTGTTTTAATACCTTGAGATTTTTGCCAACTACCAATCCAAGCAGACACTTCTGTATGGCTCATTGCTCTTACCTCCGCAGCGCTAAAGCCGAATTTAGCTAATAAAATGACCGCACTTCGATAATTTTTCTCAGCTTCAAACACACTATGTTGTTGTTTTATTCGGCTTCGACTTTGCTCTGGCTTTCCCCAGCGTCGATGTGCTTTTTTCGCAAATCAGCAATAGCTTGCGTAATCAACACATAATCATCTGTAGCAAGGTTATCCAGTAAAAACTGGGGCGTGAGCTTATCTTGCGCAATGCCGATAATATCAATCTGCTCGGATAAATAAGCCAAGTCCACAAGCATTTGCTCAGCTTTCGTGAGTTTTTCTTTCTCATCTAAACCAAGCTCGGAGACTTTCTCAAGGGCAGCACATTCGCCACCCAAGGTAAGTAATCGCACGTCAAAGTCAAAACGAAGACTATCACCGTAAGGAATACCTAACAATAGACGCATTATTCTTTAACCTCTTTGAGAGCAGTCATCTGAATATCAATCACGGCTTCGTTATCGACGGTATATTTTTCACCAACTTGCGTAGTAAAACAGCCTAGATAAGAGGTGCGTTTATCGTCTTGATTAAGTGGATACACTGTAATCTTCGCATCATTGATTTCCGCCCAATCAATCTCTGAACCATCAATCGGCAGAGCGGCTGTCAATGAGAGTTCCCAAGTCGCAATTCCTTTAGCAAAACCACGCGCACGACCTTCTGAGTTCATGGTTTTCACTAATTTTCGGCCTGTTTGTTTTGTAACGTTTAAATCGGTAATTTCAATTTCAACGCCATTTACTTCTAACACTGCCGAACCAGCATATTTTTCAGCCATTTAAGCCCCCTATAAAATTAAATCAATACGGTTAGCTACAACGTGTAAGCCATTTACCACATCCGCTGGGATTGCCGTATCTAAACGATTTGGATCTTGTCCATTGCGTACCACAAGCAATTTATTCTTGTTAGCATCAATATTTTCCAAGATTTCTAAATCTTCTAAGCGATACAACACATCAAGGATTTCCGAACGCACTTTTGGTGGTGTGCGATTGGATAACTTCGCACGTGGGAAACGCAAGGCAATACGTTGCTCAATCGCTTTGCGCGTATAGTCAAGTGTACGAATTGTAGTTAAATCTAACCACGCAGGATCATCTACATTCGCGGGCGACTTGGTATAAGTCGTAATTGCACGCATAATTTGCACACGATTATTCACTACCGTAATAGGTGTTAAACCATGGAAAAGTGCCTGATTGACTTCGGTTTTTAATGGTGTTTGAGTGGCATCAACGGGGGTTAAACCTTTAATCTCAAGCGTATTTAACGGTTTAGCCGGGTCTTCTTCGCCTGCAATAATCGCACCATAACCTGCTGCAATTAAGGCATTTGATTCCACCGCACCTTTATACCAACCCACCGTAATGCGGTTCGCATTGATTTTTTCGGTATACGTAGTGCCGCTTGCCAATGTGCCATTAAAACCTAATACACCCACACCAGGTTTTTTCTCAACCGGGCTTGCAACCAAGTCTAAATGTTCACGTAACGCTTTTGCATTTTTATCATCAGCGAATGGAGAAATAATGACGTGATAATGCTGACCTGCAACAGATGCTAGTGCAGCAGTTAAATCCGCATTTTCTGCACCATTACTAAATACAGCTGAGGTCACACTAATACCATCAGCGCGGCTAACTGCATTAATTGAAATTTCATTGCCAATTGCACCTTTACATTTTGCTGTTAAGGTAATGGTGCCTTCACTTGCTGATGCAGTTGCAGGGCAATAATCGCCCGCATTAATAACGGCGACTAAACGGGTGGCAATATCATTCGCTGCTTCGCCTTTTGCGACAGCAACGGCATAATCTACACCGCCAATAACAGCTTTCACGACACCGCTTAGCGTAGCTGTACCAGCTAACGTCACGGTGCCTGTTGCGGCAACACCTGAATCACTATCTTTTAACCCAATCACGGATAAACGGATTAACGGGTTATTTTGAATCGCTACACGGGTCATTAAATGAGCCCAAGAACCTGCACCGAATTGATTTTTAGCATCTAAATCAGAGTACACTTGAACGGGTGCAGTAAAAGGCGCAGTACCATTCACCATTGGTGCAACAATTAATACATTTTGCTCATTGGTTGGTAATGTACTTACCGCATTGCGTGAATTATATTCACTATAAACACCCGGCTGACGAATACTTGTCGGGATATTATCAAAATCAATGTTAGTTTCAGCCATTGTCTTTCTCCTGTTCTTTGCGTGAACGTGTTTCAGTAATCACAATCAAATCACCGTCATTAATACGACGCTGATAATAAATCGACGGCTCAATATCAACCGGCGTTTGTTCAATATAGGCATAAGGCTGTGTTTCAAATGGCACCTTAATACCTGGTCTTGCTTTAACTTTCATTTTTTACCTCAGTTTCCACCTTAAACGGCTCTTCCGCCTGCGTGGTTGGGTCATAAATCCGTCCTTGAACTTGTTCAAGTAACGGTAATGGATCGGATAACTTGGCTCGATAAGCGGTAAACACATAGTCAGGATTACTTTTATCCTGCGTAGCTTCTGGGAAATACCCATCATCAAGTGGCTGAAAATCATCATAAACGGCTTCGTATTCAATCGAGTAAGCGGTAATCGCTCCTCCCTTGAATAAGGCATTGTTGAAAATAGTGCGAACTCTTGTGGGTTTTAGTGGTTTAACTAATTGCCCCAAAGTTTGCGCATCCAACAAACGACGCACGGCAGTAATAAGCTGATTAACGCCAACCTCACGCTCATCAATGCCACCTTGTCTAGCCGCGACATTACTGCGTAAAGATCGCACGGCTAAAATAATGACAAAATTCGCTGTGGATTGATGTCGTCTTGCATTGGTACTCATACGCTCAATGCGAGCCCCACCAAAAGTGACAAGGCAAATCGGCAAGCGAGACACAGATAAACTGTCGTCATCTAGCTCACCACCGTAGCTTTTCACTGTATTAACAAGACGGCCCAATCCTTTTTGCAGACGCTCAACAAGTGCTTGTTCGATTTTCGTTATCACGGCTAAACACCCTGTTTTTCGGATTAGTAAACATCACACCATTATCGCCGTCATCTTCTGTGTTTGAGTTAGCAATACCAAGTGAAATTTGACCTTTAGCAATCGCCTCAAGCTCTTTTAAGCTTAATTTGTATCGCTCAATAATCTCATCGGTATTACCCACCTGTGACATAGATGCCAAACGATAGCGGGTTAAATCACAACAAATCCGCACAAGATTTTGCGGTATATCCAGTAATGGCAATTCATAACGCGCTGACAAATAGCCATCAATTTGGCTAGAACTATCCGATAACGCCACATTCAGCACTGTTGTATCAACACTACCGGTACGATCACGATCAGTTAACTCAATTGCATCGAGTTCACCAACACGTAAAATAAAATCCGACACTGTGGCATAATTCATCGTTATTCCTCACACACTGGAACAAGCTCTAACCAAGGATCTTCCGCAAGAATAATCACTTGTTCACCGGTTAAATCACCAGCCGGAATTTCGACCGCACTTTCCTTGTTAAAACGATAACCACATCGACCATAAGACGGCTGAGGATGAATTTCACGTAACGTCACCGCATAAGCGATAGGGTTAATCACCTCACCACCTTCTACAACACTTGATGTTGTTTCTTCTACTTCTTGAGTTTCGGAATTAACATCATCTTGAGTGGTTAATGCTTCTAATTCGGTGTTTTCTGGTTTCTTTGCCATTTGGACTCCTAAAGGGCGATTGCTCGCCCTTGTAATAGGTTATTCTTCAATGATTTGTGGAGACACAATCACTTTCAATCGACCTTTTAAGATATTGGTCGTACCATTGATGATGTCGCCCTCGCAAATTTGACGAGCTTGGAACTCTAACGCTGGCGGTACTAAAATGACATTCGGACGAATGTTCAATAATTTGCCACCGTCACCTTTCAATGATTGCATTTTGGCAATCACCTTCATGATGTTTTCAGCATTGAGTTCTGTTTTCTCAACACGGTGGGCAAGCTGCCAAAAACCAAAACCAGCAGCACCACGTGCACGCACACCCCATTCGTAAATATCTTCGTTAAATACGGTGTCAGACTTGGATGGATCAAATTTCGTTTCGATTTCCGGTGCTGTGCGCTCTTGCCAAATTAATGGCTTAATCGCATTGGTGGTGTCGAAAATATAGAACGTTGGTGCTTCTGTTTTCGTACCGGTGGTGATATTGCTTTGCTCTTTGCTTGAGCCTGTGCCGTCCACGTTGTCAAAGACTGGATGGTCGGTATCAAAATAATTTTGGCCGTCATAACAAAGCGTGGTTTTACCTGCTTTTAATAAACCAAACACTAAATCATCAGGTAATTCAGCCGCACTTTGTGCTGCCTGTTGCACCATAGGGCGGAATAAACCAACTTGGTCATCTTCAATGTCAGTGCGCGGAATACCTACCGTACTTTCATAAAGTTTGTTTTCAATGCTTGTACCTTGGGCTTGCATTGCTTTACGTTGACGTTTATTTACCCATTCCACCATTTTCGGGAACTGACCTAAGAAACCATAGGTGTTCACTTTGGTGTTAGAGGATACTTTCATCGCGATAAGATCCCACTGCGGTTTAATTAAGCCTAAACCAGCTGCAAAGTCTTTTTTAAACTGGGTTTCAATCGCTTTTAAAACTTCAGATTTCTTAAACATTATTTTTGCTCCTTGTGTTCTTTGATGAATTCAGCTTCAGTCATACCTAATGCACGAGCTGCTGCTTGTTCTGCTGCACTTAATGCCACAATATTCTGATCAGGATCAGTTTTTGCTTGTGGCTCGCCGCTTAATGCGGCCATCGCAGGTGCTTTTTCTAAGTAAGCACTTAACGCTTCTACAGATAAACTTTGCGCCCAATCTTTTAACGCAGGCGATAACTTACCTTGCGATAAGGCGGCTGTGATTAATGCATCTTTTTTATCTGTTTCAACTGATGCTTTAAGGGCGTTAAAATCTGCCTGCAATGCGGCGACTTGTTCAACGGGTACAAATTTAGCTGGATCAGGGTTGCCCACTTGTGTAGATAACGCTGCCATTGATTGTTCTTTTTCAGCTAATTTTGCGTAAACGTCTAACACGTCCACGTCAGATTTACCTTTTGCTGCAGAAAGTGCGGTCACTTTCGCCGTCATTTCAGCCTCTGTGCTATCTGGTTTCAAACCAAACAGAGTACATAATGCTGCCTGTAAGTTTTTATCCATTGGGGATTCCTCTTGTAACAAATTCACGCTCGCTGCCACCATGGCTTCCTCCATGCCGTCTAAAGCGGGAGTATTGGTTAAGGCTGCGTGGAAGATTTTGCGAACATAACCGTCAGTATCATAGGCAAAGACTGCCGAGATATAACGATATTCGCCGTTTTTGATGTAGTCCGCGGCTTTGTCAGTCCAACGAACATCAGCAAAAATACCTTGTGGTGTGAAATAAAAATATTCCATCCAACCCGCACTTGGTGCTTCTTTGCCGTTTTTTAGGGAGTGAATAATTTGATGTTCATAGTCAATTGGCAGAGGATTACGTTGATTGTTAGCCAACGCCACCACATCCGCACCATTTGTGTCTGTTACATACCATGCCTCCACATCGGTTGGTCTGCCGTCTGTGGCGCGAAATTTTCCATAAGGTAAAAGTTGGATACGACCATACTTCGCTTTGTCAATTTCAAAACTACAAGCGGCAACTGTTAATTTCATCTGAAACCATCCTTAAAAACTCAATCTAGGATGACAGAATACTTGATAAAAAAGGGGAAAAAGAGATGACCGACTTCAGCACGGTCACATCATTTCAATTTTTTGAAAGAGTAGATATTGGAGGAATAAAAGATTAGATTATAAGAAACAACGCAAACCCATTTTAAAACGCTTTAAAACCGTTTTAAAACGTTTTAAAAATTTAAAGATGAAAACTTATACCTTGAAATAATAAAACCGCTATACGTGCGATTTAGGGCGGTTTTCTAATTTATCTGATTAAACGTTGAAAGTAATCTTGTATATCTTCCAAAATATCCGCTTCATCTTGGGGCGTTAAAGCAAGGAAAGGACGCGCCGGAATATCCACTTTGCGACCGCGCCCGGCTTTACCACCGAACTGGTGAATTGCCGCATAAGGTTCATTCGTTCCCACAATGGCTTCGTCGTTGGTATAAGCAGACGTAATGCTGCCCATTAAGTTTTCCGTATCCACCAAAGGCGTGCCTTG